AGTTGTTGTTGGGTAGGTAATGTAACCCTTGTAGTGAAGCATGATGTAATCAGAACCACAACCTAGAATGTCACCGCCACCCCAGTTGGCGTCAATGTTGGCTACAGTAGTTGTCTTACATTTGGTGTAAGCAGTGTCTGATTTTTGTGGAGGGTTTCCGTAACGGTTAATGCCTGTGTAAACATCAACAACCAAACCAGCGGCATTTTTAACGCTACCACCCTCGGTAATTAACTTGGTGTCATAATCATTTTGTGCTTGATTCATAACAGCCTGAGCGTTATCAGCGTTCTGCTGGGTTACTGCGTAAGAATTATAGGTAGAGTCCACTACATCAGCAGCAGCATTTACTGCGGCCACTGCCTGAGCGACTACTACTTCAGCAGCCTGAACATCAGCAAAAGCCACATCATAGTCAGACTTTTTACTGTTGTAATCGGACACAGCAGCCTCTAAAGCATCTTTTGCTTCAGTAGCGGCAGTCTGGGCAGAGTTAATAAGGTCAGCCTGAGAGTTAGACGAGTTAGTCCAACTATCAAGGTTAGCTTGTGCGTTGGATAACTGATTCTGAAGGTCTTGTACCTTTGCCTGTGCCTCAGCAACTTTTTGGTTATAGTCAGTTGTGCTATCAGCCATAGCGGGGCTAGACAACCCAAACATAAGAAATAGTGAAGTTGCGGCTACAAATAAAGTAGAGAACTTACGCATTTTTTTCATTGGTTTTTTCCTTTTCATTTTCGACATTTTTTAAAGATACGGTTTGCTGGAAAGCAGCATTAATTTCATTTAGGGTAAGCTTTCCATCTTCTAAGAAAGCCAAAGCAAGCAGTTCAACTACTTTAGCTACGGCCATTACACCGCCCATTACAGCGCTAAACCAAATAGGAATTTGGATACCGCTCATAGAGCCGGCGACTGTACCCGCACCGATTACGCCCAGTGCTGAGGCGACAAATGTTGCAAGTACACGCAACATTACATTGCCAAAAAGTTTCATAATAATTTTCTAAACTAAAGATTTATAGGGGAGTTTAGGTATAGAAACGCGTGTTTTAAGCAGGTAACTGCGCGATTAATTTGACAAATAGAGTCAATTCCATTATCTACTAGCCAGGTGTGTTTTTTTGGCTAAACGTTGTTTGGCTCCGTATTTCTATGCTATGGTCTTACCTATAACTGAATATAGTGTCACTTCGACAATAAACGACCCCAGTACTAAAGCAATGAAAGGTAAGGTCGCCAAATGAAAAAGTACGTAATTATAGCCAGCATACTTGTAACACTTGCTGGTTGTTCCGCCTCTACAGCAACAGCTGTAGCTCAAATTACACAAGAAACAAAGCAACACCAAGTTAAACCATTAACCTTAATTGAGACAGCTAAAGCACACCGCAATACTGCTCAAATGAGGAATGTAGTTAAGTATCTGAAAACTCGCGTAGGACGCACATCTTATGTGTTTTCAGGTGCCAGTCCCCGTGGATGGGACTGTTCAGGTCTAGTACGCTGGGCCTATGAACGATTCGGTATAGAACTACCGCACTCGGCAAATGCCCAAGGGCATATTGGAACTAGAGTCTCAAAGCCAAAGCTTGGAGACATTGTCTTGTTTGCCTACAATGGCAGCACAGACTTCTATCACGCCGCCATTTACATTGGAAATGGAAAAATAATTAATGCACATCGTGGAGCTCATGCCACGATAATTCAACCGCTTACAGATTACAAAAGCGGGCAAATCCGATTTGTCCGTATAGTAAAAACACTGTAAACTAATTGTGGGCCGGATGTGCCTCTCACTCTCCGGCCCACTTTGCCCCTATAGCTCATCTGGTAGAGCGACGCACTTGTAATGCGTAGGTGACGGGTTCAAGTCCTGTTGGGGGCTCTAAACTGATAAAATATTCACATGACTAGAAATAATGCAGATTTTCACGGTGGAGAAACTTTTGGTATAGCGCCTATGGGTAGAGGAAGGTCTTTACACCTAGTCACTGGAGATACCTCTACTAAATGTACTAAATTAGGTGATGTACACGAACCCACCAAATATTCCCATCCTGGCGGTAAATTGACTCGTGACAAAGCAGCTGCTGTAGTAGGGCCAGGTTTAGATAACCAATTATGTCCTAAATGTTTTCCTAAAAAATAACCTATATACATGTATAGACAACTTGTATAGATTCTGTTAAAATCTATATAGGTACGCCAATTGGGTACCGTAAATAAATACTGTGCTACGGGCAGTAAATGTACCAAGGCACAGTTGTCGTCTAAGGAGACAACATGAAAATACGTGATCAATTCCCAGACCCGTGGGATAAACACAACAATCCATATGACCCATATGGTAAAGCAATTCCAAATCCGCATGACCCTGCGGATATTTATAAGAAATGGCAGAAACCGCCTGCCCCAAAGGTTATTACCATCAATGACCTATTTCCAAGCCTAGACCGCTGGTCTATTGGCTGGTCCCCGCTGCTAGAGCAGCTTAAAGAGTTGTCAAATGCTAAGGCAAGTTATCCGCCTTATGACATTATTGACCACAAAGACGATACCACAGTCATCAATGTAGCTGTTGCTGGTTTCGATAAGAAAGAACTATCAATCACAGTAGAAGAACAGGCGTTGAAAATTGAAGGTAAAAAGAAAGACAAAGAACAAGAAGGCGAACTCGTTCACAACGGTATCGCTGGACGCGATTTTAAGCTCACTTTTGCCCTTGCTGAATTTTACGAAGTAGAATCAGCCAAGGTAGAAAACGGGCTTTTGTCAGTCAAGTTGTTTAAGAATATCCCTGATGAAAAGAAGCCAAAAGTCATTGATATCAAGTAAACTATGATGGCTATGGTTCTAAGTGTTACGGTAGCACGGCGGTCTCCAACACCGCAGGCGTAGGTTCGACTCCTACAGAACCAGCTTTTTATGGTAAACTATAGGTATGCCAAACGCACCTAAAACCCCGACACGTACTATCCGTGTGCCTGACGCCCTATGGCTAGCCGTACAAAAAGAAGCCGCTAAGCAGGGTGTAACCGTTACTAGCATTCTTCTAGAAGCTATGGAAAAATTTATTGCTGAAGGACTTGACAAAGTCGCTGAGTAGGGTTTAGATTTATACAGCTAAGACATAGCATCCCCCACGGGGGTTAGACTAAGAGGTATAAATGCCAATTAATAATGATTCAATTCCAGACCCAAGTTTGGAAGAAATCCGTAAAGAAGTTCAGCAGTACGTATTCCTAAAGGAAGAAGTTACTGCTATTGAAGCCCGCGTGGGCACTCTCAGAAAACGTATTCTTGCTGTTATTGAAGAAATCGGAGAGACTAACGAAAAGGGAAGCCTAGTACTTCCTATTAACGATCATGTCAGCAACACGGGTAGCGTAATAAAACAACGCCGTGTTTCTAAAGTGTTTGATGAAGACAAGGCCGATAACTTATTAAAGGAAAAAGGTTTGTTTGATTCAGTAACTAAAACAATTACCGTACTTGACCAAGATGCTGTCATGGCTGCATACTATGATGGTAAGCTAACCGACGAAGACATTGAAACTATGTTTCCTGAAAAGGTTACATGGGCACTAATATTGGAGAAAAACTAATGGGACGCATGTCAGATTTAGACGCAGAACTACACGAACTTCCTGACGAAATTAAAGACTTTATGCACGGGTTTAACAGAGGCCGCGCCGAAGGACTTGCTATAGGTCAAGAAGAAGGTGCTTTTGCAGAACGTGAGCGCATCGTTAAGCTGCTAGAAAATCAACACAACTTTGACCAAATCTTTTTAGATGCAGTGGATGAGGTTATTGCTCTTATCAATGGAGAAGCCAATTAGCCAAATAAATTCTGGTCTATACTCTAGCGCAACTGATGACTGGGGTACGCCTCAAGCATTGTTTGACGAGTTAAACGATGAATTTAGTTTTACCCTGGATGCCTGTGCTAGCGCACACAACTTTAAAGTAAATGTTTATTTTAATGAAAAAATTGATGCGCTAGTGCAGGACTGGGCGGGCATCGTATGGATGAACCCGCCTTATGGTCGTACTATTGGGCAATGGATGAAAAAAGCATTTGAAGAATCTCAAAAAGGTGCTACTGTAGTTTGTTTAGTACCCGCTAGAACCGATACCGCTTGGTGGCATGATTATGCTATTAAAGGTGAGATAAGGTTTTTAAAAGGCAGACTAAAGTTTGAACAACCAGGGTTTGTAAAAAATAGTTCAGCACCTTTTCCAAGTGCTATAGTAATTTTTAAAGGAGTTAACTCATGAATCAACGCATAACTAAAAAAGAAATTATTGCAATTGCGGGAATAATTTTAGCTATGCTTGGTTCTTTACTATACGGCTATTTTTTAATTAAAGAAGATAAACCTAAATCATGTTGGGATTTATATACAACTGAGAATGAAGCTATTTTGCACTGTGAGGTTCACGACTAATGAGTGAAAAAGATTTTATTGACGATATGTTTGGCGAGCTTGATGTTTATTATCCCGGCAGTAAACGTAAGCGTAAAGAGGCCCCAGAAATGCCTGCATTAGATACAGACTGGGAAAAAGATTTTGTGTTAAAAACTTTACCAAATGGTAGAGAAATTGAAGTTTATATGTTAGGCTCATTAGCCAAAGCATTAAATAAAACCATCCCTACGCTTAGGCAATGGATGGATAGAGGAAAGCTTCCTCAGTCACCTTATCGCTTACCGGCTAAACCCGATAAGAACGGTAAGATGCATGAGGGAAGGCGTCTTTATAGTAAGGCAATGGTAAAAATTACAGTTGAATTGTTTGCAAAAGCTGGACTTTTGGGCACAGATCGTATAGACTGGAATATACACCGGAATCTTACTAGTAGGATAGCCGAGGCGTGGGAATCAATCCGCGCAGAAGAAAACAAAATAATCAACTAAGGAAAACATGCCCCTAAACAATAATGCCCCAGATGCCGCTAGCTACCTTGCCGACGACATCGACGCCCGCCCATCACAGGCCACAGCAACATCTACATCAGTTCAGTCTGGTTGGGATGCTGCCGAAAGCCTTGCAGTCTCAAGCGAATTTCCAACGGAAGTTAAGTTTGAGGAAAACCAGCACCAGGTCTTCAAGTTTCTTGACGAGAACGGCCCGTTTGCTATTTACAAGCAGCACTTCCTAAAGCAGAAGACAAGCGGTAAGCGCTCGTATGTCTGTATTGGTGCTAATTGCCCACTTTGCGTCAAGCTCCAGGACCGCCCGGAGAACAAGCGCGCTTTTACAGTTGTGTCATTAAACTCACCAATTGGAATGCAGCGTCAGATGCTAATTTCAGGTGCACGCCTATATCAGGCTTTGCACGCAGCTCACTACTCACCACAGGGTCCTCTTACAAAGGGATACTGGGCGATTGTGCGCATCGGTAAGGGTCCATCGACTTCTTACACAGTAACTCCAATCAAGGAGCGTGACCTAGAGGAAGACTGGAAACTAGATGCAGAATCTGCATCTAAAGTTGTCAGCGCCTCAGA